TCAATAGCGTCAATCCTTGCCTTTTCAGCAGCAAACCGCTCTTCCGCGGCAATCCGGTCCGCTTCAGTTTTCGCATTCTGTATTTCAATCTGGCGTGCTTCTTCGGCAGCAACACGTTTGAGTTCTAGTTCCACAGTATCGACCATAGTTTGTAAATCTTTGTTTACAACATTAAATAGATTGATGGCGCTCTTTGCTTTGCTTGAAGCAACCTGTTTTTCAGCAGTATCTATGATTTCAACTAAAGAATCATTTACGTCATCAAATAGATCGATTGCTTCTTCCGTTTCCCTCTGTTTTATCATTTGTTGTATTTGAAGCTTAATATCATTTGATTTGGCAACGGTAGCATCGGCTTCCTTAATAGTTTCTTCGCGTATCTCGTCAGTACGATTCATGGCTTCGTCTTCGACTGCTGTTTCATTGGTACCCGTTTCTTCGCTTTGTTCGACCGCGTCACTCAATCCTAGGTCTCCCTCGATATCAGATGTAGCAATTGGTTCTTCCACAGTAGGAGTTGGTAGACGTGCTGTTTGCGCATCAATCGGTTGTTCGGTCTTTCTCTCCATTAATGGGCGGCTACTTAATTCTGTCATCTCGACGTCTCCAGTCTCTACATAATTCTTAGTCTTGGGCAATCTATTTAAATCACCTTTATAGATGTTATTTATAAAAATGTCATTCAAATTAATTATTTTATTTCTTATTAAATCAGATATTTTAGAATCGAGAGCATTATATATATCCACATTAGGTATTTTCTCTCTTAATTCATCCAGAGCCATTTTTATTTTGTATATCGCTCTGTTTGGCTGTTTTAATGAGACATCTTCTATTCTTTTTATAGCTGTCTTTTTTTCATAATCATCTATTGTGTTTGATTTTAATATAGAAAAATCAAATAGAAACCCGCCACCATATATTCGTTTTTTCGTTTTACCGTGTTTCTTTTGTTTCCGTCTTGTTTTTGTTCGTATCATTTATAATATAATGATACAAATTCTAATTGAATTTCACGATAATCTTCACCGTCTCCTTCTTGATACACTTACATGCCGATACCGATAGCTCCTCGCGCTTCTTCCGTGTCTTCGCGCCTTCTTCTAAAGTTTCCTTCCGTTTCGACGTACTGTTTCGTGAATTCATATCACTCTCTATCGTCTCGTAATTTTCTTCGATAAACTCGATGATTTTGTTCTCTATCGTCCATTTGAAAAAGTTCAGTTGCCCAATCGTGGTCTCCATATAGTTGTCGTCGTCATATGGTATGGAAATCCGCTCCCACCTACAGAATGGGTCGAATCGTTTCTTACTATACGCCTTGAGTTTGAGCTTGTAATCGTTATAGACCTTGAATCTGGATTGCGTTTCCGAGAGCTCGTACACCGTGAAATTCTTCTTCGCGTAGTTCGTGACGAACCAGTCGACGATTCGTAGTGAGATTTTGGATTCGCCGTTGATAATTGAGACCATACGCTTGAGCGACTCCTTGTTCTCGTAGAACCGCATCAGATTTTGAAGTAGGAGTTCATTTTGGGTATTACACCTTGTTGCCATAGTTATTTGGAATGGTATCTTGTTTTTATATATGTTATACAAAAAAATATGTATTATTGATACCCTGCTATCAATCTGTAGAAACCCCCCGTATATACTCCGCAATGCGGTCCTCCGGATGCCACCCTAGTTCCGTGAGCGCGGCGTCGTCCATTCGGATGGTCTCCTTATAATTGTGTGGGCGGTCCGGTAAATAGACCCGCTGCGTATCTGGTCCGAACATATCGCACAATTCATTAATAGAATAATTGACACCAGTACCCAATTCCCACTCTTTGTCCCTAATGTCGGTCTCCATAATCCGTACCAATCCATCGCATATATCGAAAACATGGGTGAAATCCCGGCGCTGCTCGCCGTCGCCGTAGATTGTTAGGGGCTCACCCAATTCGCGTTTTCTGCGCCAAATCCCGATGACCGTTGCATAATCGCCGTTGAGGATTTCGCCGGGCCCATATACATTATAGAACCTGGCGATTTGGACATTCATACCGAACGAGGTCTTGTACATACGGCAGAGTTGCTCGCCTATGTATTTGCTCATTGCGTACGGCGACTGCTCCGGGTCATGCCAGCGGGACGATGACCCGGCGAACACGACCTTTGCGCTTGTTCGGCGCGCATATTCGAGGACTAGCTGAGTGCCTGCCACATTCGCATCGAAAACGTCGAGTGGATTCTTGAATGATGGCTGGATTCGGGCGAGTGCTGCCAAGTGGAAGATGACATCGAATTTCTGGTCTTTGAATACATATGCGATTTGGTGGATGCTGTCACGGACGTAGGTACATCCATCATGCTCATTGGCTTTTGTTCCGGTTGTGTAGTTATCGAGTGAAAATACGGTGTGACCTAGGCTTAGAAGCCGGACTATCAGATTTGACCCTACGAATCCGGCGCCGCCGGTAACTAGGATTTTTAGCATCGTCATTGTTGTTATTTATGTTGAGATGTTTCTAAGTTTGTTTTATTTGGGTATTTGAACAATCTTACTTACTTATGGATTGCGCGTTCTTTTATTAAAGTATATATTCGATTTATAACCTTAAATATGTTGAATTGTTTAGATGTCGGGTCATATCTGACAAAAACGCAATCCGGGCATAAGTCTTTAACTACATTTTCCCGATAAACGTCGCTCTCTACGTTATTCATGTGCTGAGATTCATCGCACTCTATAATTATATTATATAAAGGCATGTATAAATCAACCATATATTTACCAAATTTGTGCTGTGCTATCATCTGCTCGCCATTGAATGTTTCTATTATACATTTTAGCGTATCTGCTTCAACACAGGCATATATAACAGTGTTAACATCAAAATTTAACATAGCACATACGTCAATCGCTGCCGGTTTTCTACATTTTGCTAATAATTTACAAAGTACCTTATAGTTTATGAATGATTTAAATTGTTCTCCTCCATTTGTCTTACGTTTTAAATGAATTTTATCTTCATTTCTGGTATTGCTGCGTATATTTGAAATTTGTAACAGTTTACCTATGTCATGTAAATTGAATAAAACATGCGGTTCTTGAATCTCATCTATGATGACTTCGCATTTATAATGGTGTCTAATTTTCAGTCCTGTTTCTATTTGAATTTCTTTTGACATTTAATTGTCATGTTATTTTAATAATATGAAATTCAATTTTAATCTATCGAGTTTTTTTGCTTTCCAATTTTTAAAGCAAAAAAACTGTCGAATATTTGGTACGTCCCGTTTTGTGACATACACGTTAACGAATTAGATTCAATCATACCATACACTAGTCTGAACACGTTCTATAGGCCACGCACGTCAGCATTAAGTTTTTTCGCTCCCCCGTTCGGTAAAGCGAAACGGTCGATAAAAAATATATAAATTTATATTTTTTATTGTATTTAGATTCAACCATACCATACACGAGTCTGGATACGTTGATCAGTTGCTGTAGGCCACGCCCGCCATGCCGCTCATGACACGTAGGACGTTGTAATTGACGGCATAGACACGAACCTTGGCCGTCGCCGTGCCGGAAACAGTGCCGGACGAGAGGACGAGCTGGAGGACAGCGTTGTCAATGCGCGAGAAGTTGCACGACCCGCTGGGTTGGTGCTCCTCGGGCCTGAGCGCGAAGGAGTACACGTTGATTCCAGTGTCCGGGGCACGGGTGTGGTGCTGGAACGGCTGGACAACATCGAAGTAGGATCCCTCACGCTCGGAGAAGCGGTCCTGCCCGTTGAGCTGGAGCTTCGCCGTGACGACGGGGTTCTCTCCCCAGCAGTGCATCGTGAGGGCAGTCTCGGCGAGGACGAAGGTGCCGGCATCGGAGACAGCGGACTGCTCCGAGGTGGCAACCTGAACAGCAGCGCCAGACTCGAAGAGGCCGGAGTTGATGAACGCGGTGTCACCGTTAACCGCCTCGTTAGAGCCGAACGCCTTGATGGAGTTGGGGAGGGCATCAATGGCATCCGTGTAGTTGAAGGGCTGGGCACCGAGGGTCTTGAAGAGCGTCTCGCCGGCAAGAAGGGACGAGCAGTAGTCGACGTTGGCGTCCGGCTGAACAACCCAGACAAGCTCCTTGCAGGGGTGGTTGAAGTTGAGCTTGATCTTGTTGGAGGAGGACCCGACGGACTCGTCTCCAGTGAACTGGAGCTGCTCGAAGAGGTACTCGTGGGGGTTCTGCGCCATCTTCCTGCGCTCATCCGTGTCGAGGAAGATGTAGTCAACGTAGAGGGACGCGGCAACAAGGGACTGCTGGTAGGCAGCGGAAACCGACTTGGACGCGCCATCGGAAAGGTCAAGCGTAGAGACGGCCCAGAGGCACTCGCCGATGGGGCGAAGGTCGAGGTTGATCTTCACCTCGTGGTACTGGAGCGCAATGAGGGGGAGGGCAAGTCCCGGGTTGCGGCAGAACCAGAACTGGAGGGGCACGTAGAGCGTGGTCTCCGGGAGGGCCTGGCGGGGCGCGCAAACCTGGGCGGGGCCACCAGCGGCGGCGCACGGTCCACTAACCTTCGCGAACTCGGGGTCAGTGACGTAGGTGAGCTGGGTGGTGTTTCCGATCATCTTGTGGTACCCACGCTGCTGCTCGGCGGAGAGCGTAAGCTGGTTCCAGATGTGCATCCAGTCGCCGTACTGGCGATCGATGCGCTGTCCTCCAATCTCGACCTCAACCTGGGAGACAAGGTGCTCGCCGATGTAGTCCATCCAGCGGGCGAAGACGTCGCCACCAGTGGGCTTCATGTCCTGGTTAATCTCGGGGAGGGTGACCTGGAGGTAGGTGCGGTAAGCAAGATCTCCATTCCTGGAAATCGTGCAGGTGACGCGGCGTCCGAAGTCAGCCTGTCCGGAGAAGGTCTGCTCGATGGACTCCATCGCGAAGTTGGTGTGGCGCCTGTAAGACACCTTCCAGAAAGTAATCTCAGGGGTTCCCGTGAGGAAAACGTCCTGCGCGCCGTAAGCTACAAGTTGCATAAGAGCTCCGCCCATGTTGTCTTAATATATCATACCAAAAGAAAATAATTTGGGAAATAAACACAATTATTATTTTTTTGTTGTTCCTAAAGAATAGTTGTCTAAATCCATGTTCGCCCCTATGAATTTCTCTAAATAATCCGCCATGAACACTTCCTGTTTACCTTCATGCTTCTTTTTGAATGTGTATTTGTCCGCCTGTTTTGTTACTGCCCACCCGCCATCGATAGCATTCATTATGAATTTCATCTTCTGAAACTGGGCTCGGTCGATTACTATATTCTCCATACACACTATCACCATAAAAAATAACAGCTTTTTACATATAGGACAAAATAAATATAGAC